CAACTGTGCCACCATTTTGAAGTTCCTCTATCTGTCCACCATAACTCTTATACATTCCCAGAAATTTTTCAGCTGAGAACTTAGCCTGTCCACCATATGAACCACCCTTACTCATTGTAGGTCCACCCTCAATGGATGCCCACTCTCCACCTAATTTGTACACTTCCTTCTTAGAAAGTCCATCACTTAGATTAACTCCTCTACCAGATACAAGTTTGAGTGCGGCTTTGTCTTGTCTTTCAGGTGTCATCTCACCGCCACCAGTCCCATCCCAAGTTGTACTCAGGAACTGATATCTACCTGCTGCATCAGAACCATATCCTCCACTATTAATTACTTCTCTTGGGTGGTCAGTTCCCTTGAATTGTTTTCCTGTAAATTGTGTGTTGTAACCCTGGTTGGCATATTTTGATGTGCCCTCAGCGTCAGCAATAGCATTTAGTAATGCTTTTGCATTAGGATCACTTATAGATGTCGCGCCAGCACCACCTGCTCCAGCAGGTCCAACACCAGCACCATAATCAGTATTATTTTCTGTTTCCTTCTTAGATGTTAGAACGGAAAATAAGTCTCCAAACATCCCACTAAAATTAGACAACCAACCCTTATCTTCTTCTCTTTGAGCTAACTGATCTGATGAAAGTTTACCCATAATGTCTGAGTTGCCCAGGATCTGCCCCATTATGGTACCCAATCCTCCACCAAACAATCCAGTTAACGCATTTGATGCACCTGATAAAATTCCTTCTATTGAGAACGCCTTTTTCTCTGTATCTTTGTTCTCTCTCTTGTCATCATTACCTTCATTCACACCCTTATTAGTTCCTGTGTTACCTGAATTCTTTCCAGTAAAATCCCAGTGCCAACTGTCAGCCATATAATTATTTCTCTTCCATCCAAACTTGTCACTGTTCTCAATCATCCATGCCTTAGACGAACCATGAATGTCAATTGCGTTACCACCAAGGTGTGCAGAACCAGGAACACCACCAACAGCAGCATTCTTTTTGGCACTTCTCCTTGAAGATGCTACATCAGTTCCCTTGACACCACCAACATCCATCATCTTCTTGAAGGCTTCTGCTGCACCCTCACTCAGAACAACAGGACGTCCTGACTGATCAGTAGCATTGCCTGGTTGGAATCCAGTGCCTGTGTCAGGGTGACTCACCTCACCACCTGATTGGAATCTTGGTATGGAGGAGTTTAATTTCTTGAGACTGTTAGTTGTCTTAGGAAAAACTAACTCACCTGGTTCTAAGATTGCAGGAATTGAACCACCCTTTTGTTTCCTTAGGTAGTTTGATGCATTACGATTCAGAACAAAAGAACCAGGCTTCAACTGATAGGGTTTACCTGTCTTAGGATTTGGTTTGTCTCCTGTTCCTGTGCCAGGAACTGACCATACAGGACCACCATTTTGGAATGCAAATTGTTGTCCATCTAAATTGAACGCTGCTGCACCAATACCTACAACTGCAGCTGCTACTTTTCCAAGCTTCTGAACAAATTGATTTAATAAACTCAAGGCTGGACTTTGTTCCATCCAAGAACTTATGTCGTCCATTGCAAATCCATTGCTTCCCTCCATGGGAGCAAAGAGTTGATTGACTTTAGCACCAAGATCAATGCCTTTTAATGACTCTCCAAAGTCAATGAAACTCTTCCATCCCTCTTGTGCAGCTGTTGATACACTTTCAACAACAGGAGCAGTAGCTTCTTGTGCAGATGTAAAGGCTTCTTGTGCGGTTGTTGATACACTATCAAGAACATTACCAGTAACTTCTTTGCCTTTATCCAGCAGTCTCTCAGAGATGACAACAAGGTTCTCAGTACCAGTCTGTAACTGGTCGCCAATGTTTTTGATTCCACTTTCTTCAAGTGCTTTATCTAATCCTTCTCTTACCTTATCAGGTAAACCTTGTAAATCTCCTAACCTATCTCCAATCCAGTCACCTGCATTAGATAATCCTTCCTTAATTGCTTCACCAAGTTTTGCTCTTAGATCTCCAAGTGTCTCAGAGAGTTTAACAATCGCAGCGATGCCACCCAGTAAAGGTGCAAGCGCAAGACCTGCGGCACCTAAACCAAGCATCTTCAATAAATTATTATCATCACCCTTACCACCTTTCTTCTTACCATCACAATCACATACGCATTCCTTTATCTCCTGTAGAAGAGATACAATTTCTCCATTGCCCTTGGCAGCTCTCTTATTGCGCAGTTCTTTCTGATCTTCTCTCCTCTCCCTCATCCTTGAGGTAATAGATTCTTTCTTCTCTCTCTTCTCACTTCCAACAAGAGACTTCTCAATGTTAGAAAGCGTCTTTTGATTCTCTTTGCCTGCTAACAATAAGCTCTCAACTAACGCCATGGATTATCCACTTTATTTTTATTTATCTGCCATTTGCGAAGTCTCTATTCTTCCTTAATGTCTCAATCGTATCAATATAATTAGCTAAAAGAGTGGTGTATACATCAAGTTCCCATGGAAATAGGTTCTCAACATCTACAATGCTCCAGTTATGATGATGGTTGAGTGCGAATACTTTTTCGTAGAATGGTAACAACCCTGTGTGTACCATTCCCACTAGAAAAAATCTGCTAGTCCCTCCAGTGTTACACTAAAGTTCTTTTTGGTATTGGTGTTCTTAGCTGTGATGGTGTAAGACATCTTAGGCATTGAGTTGAAGAAGTTTGTAAACTCATTGAACTGCTTCTGTGACAGTCCCTCAACCCAATCTAACACTTCTTCATTTGTCATGTCTTCCTTATTATAAACCTCTTCACCAACGATAATCTGATCAATACACTTACCAACAACTTCAATTGTTGAGTTCACAGTGTTTAGATTAACTCCTGTATTGAAGAATGAAATGTCAGGATACCTCATTGTCACAGACACTTCATCATCAATCTTGATGAGCGGTGAGTGATCTTCCTGTTTCTTAATTCCAATCTTATCAATATTGATTTCTACATCAGTAGTGAAAGTCTCATCATCAGGATCAGTTACTCTTACACTAATGAGTTCACCGACAGATTTGGATCTTGTCTTTAGAAATAGATACTCAATGTCAAACAGGGCAAGAGATTCAACATCAATATCAGATGGTGAACTGATACAAGTGTTTAGACAATTGATGACTGCATTTGTAATCTCGTCTTGATCAGCACCTTCTGCTGCCAACATCAACACCTTCTCTTCTCTTACAGTGAAGGGGTGATACTTAATCTTCTTACCTGTGGAAGGGATAGTTGTACTATATTCAGGGCGAGTTAATTTAGGAATCATAACGAAAATTCTTTTAGTTATTTATCCTAGATGCCTAACTCCTTTTCTGTCACCAATCTAAAGCTCCACCCACGATCCTCACATACCTTCGCTGCTGCATTCCACTTTGCTTGGTTGGTTATGTAAGTATGAACAGCATTCATCCATGCCTGTGTCCTTCTTTTTGGGTTCACAGGAGGTCCTATTACCTGAGACATAGGTTTTACTTCAATCATCTCAGTCACCATCACACCGTTCTTTTCAAACTGAATGATGAAGTCAGGAAAGTATCTTCTCTTCTTCTTAGAAACTGGGTCATCATACCATAGAGCCTTCTCTTCGCTCTGCCAGGAGACAATCTTATCATTCCTGTCACACCAGTTACAAAAGATTTTCTCCCATGAACTTCTGTAGACTATGTTAGAGGGATCGCCCTTGTACTTCTCTGGATTTTGAGGACGAAACTTGCCCTGTAATGTCCTTTTCACACTCTAAATAACTCCATAAAGGTATTTAGATATGAGTGCGAGAGTTGCCCAGGCAAGAATGAGTAGAGGGTTAGCAAAACCTTCTCTATTCAAGGTTGAAATTCCTCGTGCTCCAGCCAACGGACAGTTCACTGCAAATGATTACCTGGAATATTATTGTAAGCAGGCATCCATTCCTGGAATCAATCATGATGTACACATCATTCGTGGACATGCAAGGCAGGGTGTGATGAGTTCACAACCATATGGTGTTGCGTATGGTAAACCTCTTACTCTAACTATCATTGAGAGAAGTGACTATCATTCTTATGAGCAGTTTCAAGAATGGTTCTCATTGACATATAACAGTCAGCAGAATCTTACTGACACCCTTAAGATGAGATACAGAAATGAGTTCACCTGTCCTATCATCCTTAAGAAATATGAGTTGCCAACTTACAATGGAGATGGACAACCAATTGATTTTGATAGTATGCGAACTGAGGTAGGTTTTAGAAACGCTTTAGAGATAAACTTTGAGAGTGCTTATCCTTCAAGCATCAGTGAGATTATGTTGAATACTGAGGCAAGAAACTCAATGGTTGAGTACACTGTTGAGTTTCAGTATGACAGATATGACATCTTCATAAACAAGGACGCTGAATTAACTACTATATGACATTAGATCTAAATGACATTGAGTATAAGATGATTGGACGTTCGCCAGAACAGAACATGAGTCTACTATATGGTAGGTATTCTGGACCCACAATTATCGTTCCAGAGCCTAATAAATACTATGTGTTCGTCTATAATGCCAAGACGAAAGGTTTAGAGTATGATCAACACCCAGCAATCATCAGTGGCTCCATCTTTAGTTGGGGATTCACTGGCTACAATGTTCACTGGGAGGAGATAAGAAGATACACTTGGAAAGAAACATCAAATTTACTTGAGTTATCTCAGGGTGAATTTGAAGTAGTAAGTAAGTTACCACTGGCAAGATTTAAAACAGCATGAACAAACTTCAGTACCCACTAAATCTTACAACTGATTCTGATTATATTGATTTCAGTTATCACAAGTATGTTTCTAATCAAAGAGTCCGTTCAGGTAACGCGGCATCACCACCAAGAGATGGTTATATCAGACTTTACTCACCAGAGAATGCTCCTTCTGTAGCTAATACAAATAATTGGCAAAGAATGGATTTTGAAGGTCCAATGGGACGAATGTCTTCTGCCGCTGCACGATTTGCAGGATCACTTGGTAGACAAGGTGGAGCTGAGGCAGCAGCAAATGTATTTGGTTCAGCTAAACAGGCGACTCTTGGATTGTCTGCCAGTATTGCAGGCATGACTGCCAGTCAGTTAGCAGCATTAAAGGGAGGAGAGGTTTATAACCCTAACGTAGAATTACTGTATCATACACCTGTCCTTAGACAGTTTAGTTTCTCATTTAGATTTTTGCCTTCATCAGCTCATGAAGCTACAGCAGTAAGAAATATTATTAGAACATTCAAGAAGTGGAGCGCTCCAGAAATAAATGGACAAATGTTTAACGTCCCACACGTATGGCAGGTTCAATACAGACAACCAGATATGATGGGCAAGTTTAAGAAAGCTGCTCTAACTACTGTGAACGTACAGTCTAACCCAACATCAGGTTATCACACCACCTTCAGTGACGGCATGCCAGTTGAGTACTCAATTGGACTTGGGTTTATGGAGGTTGATGTTGTCACTCGCACAGATCACGCAACAGGGATAGGAACCTAATGGGAATGCCACGATACTTCAGTTACCTACCTAACATTGAGTACACAGTCTCAATTGACAGGGCAGGTAATGAATCAAACATTACAATCAAAGATTATTTTCATTTATTGAAAGTTAGAGATGACATCTTTAAGGATGACACCATCTATGAACTTTATAATATCAGAAATGGACAGAGACCTGAACAAATTTCTGAGGAACTGTATGGTGATCCAAGATACTACTGGATTCTATTGCAGATTAATGGGATCGTAGATTACTACAATGAATGGCCTCTCAGTAACACTGATCTTGATGAGTTTATTAAAGATAAGTATGGTTCATATGAGAAGTCTGGTGCAACAAGACACCATGAAACAGTAGAGACTAAGAATGCACTTGGTGATGTAGTACTTGAAGAAGGTATCAAAGTTTCAGGAGACTTTCTTTTTCAATATCCTGATAAACCAGGACAGTTTATCTACAAGACAAGTCGCCCTGTACCTATCTCATACAGACAGTATGAGTACAGACTGAATGAAACCAAGTCACAAATCAATGTTCTGAATCCAGACTTTGTGATTAGATACGAGGAAGAGTGTAGAGATTATTACAGGAAGATGAGAAAGACAACTGTCAAGTCACAGTTAGACGCCAACGCATAAAAAAAGGAGGGCCTTAGCCCTCCATCTCGTCCCACTGTCTCCTGAGAGGAGACTTAGTGAGTCTTTTTAGTCTCTTACGACTCCGCCAGTGACCTGAAGTAATCCAGGACGTCTCCTTCACCTTCTTCATTGGATGAAGAGGTTTCAGATTGTGGTACCACGACCTCCTGCTCAGTCTCTCCCACGGTATCTTCTGATACACTGGGTGAGGAGAACGATGGTTTTGTAGATACCACTGTTTCAGCGGTTCTTGCTGGGGCTCTTTCAGTAGAGCCAGAACTTTGAAGGTTCAGCACCTTATCAAGACGTTCTTTCAGTTGATCGTAGGTCTTGAATTGATCCTCAGCAACAATTGACTGAAGAGGGTGTTGACGCTTCCAGATGGACTCAAGTTGAGCATCATCTAGATCATCTAGAACTCCAGTATCCTGGAACTCAGAGGAGTCATAGTTGGGATAACCAGCAACCTTCTTAGCACGAAGCTTGAAGTTTGCACCTGCCCAGAAGTCAAAGGGATTGATTCCTTCACGTCCTTCCAGTTCATCACCATTGACTGCGTCCATGATCTTGTCATAGATCTTCTTGCCAAAGCGGAAGATTTTGACTTGACCTTCATTGTCAGGATTACCAGTATCCTTGACGATGTAGACGTTTGCGTAATAGGAAAGCTTTCGCTTCTGCTTACGCACCTGTTCTTTCAGGCTCTCATCACCTGAATTCCAGAGCTCACGATTGTACTCACCAAGAGGATCATCCTTGCCCAGGGTGGTCAGCGAGTTCTCGATGTACCAGCCGCCAGGACCTTGGAAGCCATGGTTGTACAGTTTCACAAATGGCATGTCCTCACCATCTGATGCAGGAAGGAAACGAATCACTGCGAAGCCGTTGCCAGCCTTGTCAGTAGTGAGCTTCCACATTCTCTCGTCAGTGGTACCAACCTTAGTTGTGTCTTCAAGTTGCTTCTGGAGCTTGTTGAAGATGGAGGATTTGTTTTGCTTGAGCGAATTAAACGACATTAAGATTCGTAGGATTGATTGGGTACAGTTAGTGCGAGTTTATAGACTTCAACTAGGGTCTATGATGTTATTATATCAGATGAAAGTATCTTTCATCAAGTCTTTATACTTATTTGTTTGAATGGATAGAAATGGTTTGTAGTTCTTGATCTTGAATGACAACTGTTCCCACAGTGGGTCTCTAAGTTTATTATCCCAGTCTTTCATAAAGTTTAGAACCATATCAAAGATGATAAGAGTCTCTAGATTAATTGATCGTTTGATGTAGAGTCTGAGGAGTGGAGGATGTCCTCCCATCGTTTCAAAAAGATTGTTAAAGGAAGTTTGCGTGGTCTCCAGATGTTTAACCACTGTGTCAAAATCTTGCTCAACAATGTAGGTGAGACTCTGTTGGCGTTTAGCCCATACCAACCAGCAATCTTTACCAGCTGTCTTGATATTGCCAATCCAGACCTTCGTTGGGTCCTCTGCTTCCACAAACGACGCCAGCATGTACTCCTTAATTTCTTGGTCTGAGTACTTACGCGCAAGCGTTTCAAAGAAGTAGAAGTCGTTTCTAGCTTGGTAGGTTGACTCTTTGGCTCTAACTTTTCCTTCATATTTGTAGAAGTCAAACGCTGGGTTTGAGAAGTGCTGTTTAAATGCGAGGTAGGTTTTGTAGACATCAATGCCGTGCACGATCATACAGGCAGTTTGCCAAGAGAAGTCTTCTTGAGAAAGTTAAGTTGGGTTGCTTCATACTTAAGCTTCTCTTTGAGTGGACGTGATACTAATTTGTTGACAGTATCAAGTTCAATCTCATTCTCTGAACAGTACTCTACAATAGCATCAATGTATGAGAGCTGTTTGTTAAGAACAATCTTTTCAATGTCCTCAGCAAACTTGTCTTTGCTAATGAACTTATCATTGAGGGCCTTGTCTAGTGCTTTTTTATCAGGCATGGAATCGAACAAATTGATCAACATAATCTTGTAGTTTAGTCAGGTACTTCATAATGTTTCGACGTTCTACAATTTGAACGTCTCCATTCTCACCTACTAGAAATACTACCAGTTTCTTTGGTACAATTCCAGTCTTCTCAGAGAACATAGCCCAGTAGGCTGATAGTTGGACGAAGTAATCTTCCAACCACTCTTCTGGTTTCTCTTTCTTAGATGTCTTAAAGTCAACGATGGCAAGTTCTCCATCCACCTCACAAATAAGATCCACTGTACCAGCCAAACATAGCTTGTCAGAATACATTGGAGTCTCTTGCTGGTAGATGTTGTCTAACCTCTCATCAACATAAGGTTTGGCGAAGTTGAACATGTATTGTATCAGAGGACGCTTGTACTCGTCAAGCAACTTTACATCTTCATTCTGTAAGTACTTCTCAAGACACAGGTGTAAGTCTGTTCCTCTACTTGTAGCCTGTTTACATACCTTATTAGCTTCTTCATTACCCACCTTGGCGCGCCAGCTAGCAAACTTTTCCCTGCTAACAAAGGAGATGATGGAGGTGACAGACGGGTAAGCGTTGTCACCACACTCATACATTCTTACTTCATTTACATTCTTACGAGACAGTTGTCTAAACATCTGTCTGTATTCTTCAACCTGCCTGAACATCAATTAATTCCACTTGCATTTTTAGCGATGAGGTAATTTCTTACCAAACCTGAACGACAGATGTCGTCAATTCCCATCTCAATCATGTCAAAATCATCAGGCATCATCTCAAGAATCCTCATGAAATCATGGATTCCATTCTTCTCCTTGTCTCTGATGAGGTCAGACTGCATTGCGTCTCCACAGAAGACGATGCGAGTGTTCTCACCCACCCTTGTGATAATTGAATCAAGTTCGTGGAAGTTTAGATTCTGCATCTCATCAATGATTATAACAGAATTGTCTAGTGTTACACCTCTAAGGAAGGAAGTGCTCCAAAACTTAACACTCTCTTGTGCTTTCAATGCACCATAAAGAATCTCAAAGTCATTATCATTACCCATCTCAAACATGTATTTCACCATGTTTTTGTATGGAATCTGATACAGAGAGGACTTATCCTCATGATCTCCAGGAAGGAAACCAATCTCTCTTGTTGCTACAAGGGATCTTACCAGATAAACAGAGTCGTAGTTGGGAGTTGTCTTTAAGGTGTCGTACAGAGCCTTGTAGAGGGCACAGAATGTCTTTCCTGTACCTGCTGCTCCATAGATGAACAGGTGTTTACCTTCATCCCATGACTTAAAGATTCTCTCTTGGTTCTCAGTGAGTGGTGTCACTGCCACCATCTTCTCAGCACCAATAGAGACTTGCTTCTTGCGCTTTGCTCTTGTTTTTACTGCCATGATTAATAAAGGTTTTTAGCTTTAGCACCTGGTGCCTTCTCAACTTTCTTGAGAACTTCTTTCCAACCAGGATGTGTTTTGTTGAGCTTGTCTTTCCACTCACCCACCTCAAGTCCAAGTGCAGGAGAGTTTTCAGGTGTATAGAATCTAAACCACTCTGGGTTCTCTTCTTTCCAAGTGTCCCATTCGTCTACACTCATGACGACTTCTTTAGTCTCACCAGTGTCTTTGTGTTGTACAGGGTATGTTGCCAAAATAGTAAATCTCTCACATGGGTATTTATTCTCCCACCCAGGTGGGAGGATGATGTAATCACTGAACCCGAGGAACAGGATCGTAGGGAATATCAACGAAGTCAGAATTTTTCCATGTAGGAGGATGGAAGACACAGTACTCGTTGAAGGTGATTTTCATCTCCTTGTTAGTGAGTCCACAGTGCTTAGCTGCCTTGGGGAGGTTCCATTTTGCGGAGAAGAGGTTCTCCATTGCTTCTCGTGTTTCCTTTCTCACCAGTCAAGTGCCTCAGCCACATCAGGGAATACAGATCTGAACACCGTTCTGCATTGTTCTGCGAGTTCCATGTGTTCTTGTTGTGTTCCATTAGATGTTCTTAGATTGATGTAATGAACCCAACTGCGACATGTGCCTGTCATGTAGATTCTAGTTGGTGTTGATAAAGGAAGAACAAAACGTGCTGACTCCTTAGCCACACCATTATCTAGAAGGTTGTTGTAGAGGTGCATTGAGTCTTCAAAATGCTTCTCAATCTTCTTCTGATACTCGGCAACCATACCAGGTGGTAGGTCATTGGTGGAGTTTTGTCTGTTCTTCTTATCCTGTTTCCTAAGCTCAGGAACTGGGATAGTCTGATCAAGAAGTTTAGTGTCAGCATAACGCTGAGAGAACTCTTGGAAGCAGAAGGAGCGATGACGTAACACCTGAGCAGCAATACCTCTGTTGGTATTGATCTCTAGTGTCATAGACGCAGTCTCAAAGATGCTCCAGTGGTTATGTAGAATGCAATACTTAAGCAAGCCTCCAGCAGTTCTGTAGTTCTCTTGGTTGTGCGGGTTAGAAACCCTAGCCACAAAAGAGATTACATCCTGTGGTGACTTGCCTTCAAGTTCACCTGCACCAGAGGTACAGGAGATCAGTTTCACGTCGCTCATTTCTTAATGTCTGGGTGGGGTGCGTAGAGTGGTCCAGGGTAGTTCCCTGCAAACTTACCTTCATTGTACAGTCTTTTCTTACGTAATGTAAGTGATGCAATTTCATCTATTGGATTAGGTACCTTTCGTACCAAATCCTCGTTGCTCTCTTCGTTCTTGGACACGTGCTTTCCTCAGTTCTTTTAGAAGGACAAGTTGCTTCTCCATGTAGAGAAGCTCCTCATCAGTGTACAACTTACGTTTACTTTCATCCTTGAGTACACCTTGCACTCTCTTGATTGTCTTCTTACCTAAACTCATACATCAGGTCCGTCATACCACTCTTCAAAGAGTTTGATTTCGTCATGGAGACTTTGATTATAGATGTGAAACCCATAAGTTTCAGCACAAGCCAGTTCACTTTCAAGTTGTTCTACATAAAGCTTGAGCTTAGTGATGAGGGTTTTAATTCTTTGGTTGCTCATTGATTCTGGAGTCCTAGTTCAGGGAATGCGTCTACAACGTTTTGCTTTGTAATCTTATAACGAGTGGTAAGCTTCTTATCTTTAATAAGATCTAAGAGTTCTGCCTCTTCAGAGTGAAGTGATTCAAGAAGTTGAATCCAGAGTGCTTCTTTCTTTAGTTGTTGAATAGATGGTTTGGTATTACCAGAACAACCATAGAGTACCATACCATTCACTTCTTTCTTGATCATCTTATCAATCATTCTATGCTCAGTGATGAGCAGTTGATGCTCTACACCCTTAGGTACATCTAGAGCAGTGAATGGTGTCTCTCCATCAGGAAATACAAAGTGAATGTTCTTTGCAAAGTTACAAAGTAGAATCTTTGTGAGAGCAAGAGTCTTATACTCTTTGAGAATACTTACCTTCTCATCCTTATTCTTAGCGTTTGATACTCTTTGAAGTACCTCAGAGATAAGAGTTTGGTTTACTGAAAGCTTTGGTTTAGTGGGTCTAGCCATTATGCGAACTCCTCAATCAATTGGGAGATATTATTGTGAATAAAGTACTCTAGACGAATGGTGTCAAGAGGTTTGGTGTTTGTATAACTCTGAAGGATGCGAGTTGTAACATCCTCAGGGATCTGATTGAAGTCAATCAGTTGTGAATTCCTTTTCCAGTTACGAAGACGAATAAAATTTGTGAAATCTTGTGGGTCCATGCTCGCCAGAGAAGTGATCTTCTCTTTACTCATCTTCTTCTGTGGCTTACCAGTTACGATTGCGTCATCACAGGTAAGAATATTAGGAATACCATCAGAGCGATCACCTTTAATGATGTGTTCTTGAAGGTATCTAACTGGGTTCTCATTCTCAATCCAACGATTCCTGATTGGATCATATTGCTTAACGAGCTCATAGCGATGAAGCTGAATGAAGTCTTTATCAGCTGAGAGAATAAGAATAGGTTCTGGTTGTGTCTTCTTAGAGTTGTAGATACAGATGGAAGCGATGACATCATCAGCCTCAGCACCTTCAACCTGAAGAACTTGATAAGGTAGGTTTGCTTTAACCTCGTCCCTAATGATATTTAGTACGGAAAACATCTCATCCCAGTTGTACTTTGATGTCTCACGTTCTTGCTTACGATTCTTCTTATAGAATGGAAAGATTTCACGTCTCCAATAGTTCTTGTCATCATAACAAAGAACCATCTTACCAAAGTCTTTCTTAAATGTTCTCTGAATTCTTGCTAGAACTCTTACAATGGAGTGACGAACAGATTCAATGTTGATTCCATTCTCTACCTTGTTTCGTACCATCAGATGACTGATGGCAATCTGATTTGCATCTATGAGAATCATAGGATGACCCTTTGTTTACCTCTATATTATAACACAAAAAAAAGGATGGAGTCAAGCCCCATCTTCAGTAATATCTTCTGGATCAAATGTCTCTGGATCGTATCCAGGTTCAAATGTAATCATCATGTAGTCTCCTCTATCAAGTTCTCCATCCTCATCAAAGAGTTCAGGGTGGGGATTCTTTTCAAAGAGTTCTTCGAAGTCATGCTCAATGTGAGTCATGAATGCAATGTATCTTTCTGATGTCAACCAGCCTGCCACAAATCCAAGGACTAATGACAGGAAGATAAACACGACTGCGATGTTAGACATCTTTCTTCACCTCTAGGTTGAAGGTAATAACTCTGCCGAAGAGTTTAAATTTTATTTGGTTTTGAAAGGTGGGATTGATTTGTTTTTCCTTCTCTTTAGGAATCATAGTCTCAAACCCACGGTTTATGTTCATACGTGTTTATGATCAATTAAATAACGAACTGTATCTTTCATACCTCCAAGCTTCTGGTTTTCAAACATCACCTGAGGGAATGAGGAGTTGTATCCAAATTGATTTACGAAATCTTCTGGACTGAAGTCAGATCCAAGATCAAACTTTTCGTAATTAACTCCTTTTTGTTCCATGAATTGTGTGAGTCTATCACAGAACCCACACCCTGCCTTAGAATAGACATAGAACTTTTGATTTTGCATAAAACCTTTGAGGTTAAAATTATTTATCTTGGGTTGAAGAAATAGAAAGTGTCTGCTGCCTTATGATAGTCCTTACTATTAGGGTAATGTTCCAGACACTTGTCTGCCATTCTTCTCACATCCTTAGGTAGTCTAGGAGAACAATGATGATCTCTCAGGCAGCAAAGGAACTTGTATGTTTCTTTGAGAGCGTGATACTCTTCCTCTGTAAGCATTAGTCGTCAAACACCTTACATTGTGGTGCACCAGGATGATCATCACAGAACTTGTCTAGGAGTTTGTCCTGATGACGATTATGCCAGTCTGCGATCTTGCCATCATGTTCAGAGTCCCACTCATCTTCTTCGTGATGCTCATTGGTACTGTATGGTACCTTGAACTTTGCGTACTTGTCGTTAGGATCTGTTTGTTCAGTCATAGGTGATTGCCTTTCTAGTATTATACAGAATGGAATTAAGATTGTCAAGATTGAAATGAGGGCGCCCACCATTGCTTGAATGATGGGCATCCTACTGGGATAGTGGTCCAAGAATTGTGCGTTTTAATTACTTATCGCTGGTGACGATCTGGTGTGATCTCTTCTGGACACATTCTCAATGACAATCTGTGCGTCAACGTTGTGACGAACATCACCAAAAGGAGGAGACCACTTAGGGTTAGCCCCTTCTGTCTGAATAATTCCTGAGGTTCTGGACCCAGCAATCTTAAGGATGATCTCATCACCCTCCTCCCATCCAAGGTCCTGAATAAGATTGTTCAGTTCTTGAATGTCAATCATTGATGTAACCCTTACTGACCAACCATTCTCTAGTCATTGGAGTGGGTTCAATCACATCCCAAGGACGATTGTTTGTGTCATTGATAATCTTCAGGACATTCAAAGTCATGTTGGCAGTGCCACCAGCCCACTTAGCTTCCTTCTCCCAGGGAATTGCCTGAGGTTGAGAAGCATAAGCAATGTTGGTTGCTAACACATAAGCCTGTGGTACATCCTCTTCGTTACGAATGATTGCAATACTGTTGTTATCAATCGTTCCTGCCATGGCATCCTGTGCTGCGTGCCATGCCTCATGACGAAGAGTTCTAATCATAGTGACAGGGTCATCAGCGTATGATTCATTCAGGAAGAAGTCATTACCCACTGTGTAATACACACCAGCGTGACCACGAGGGAAGTACTTATCACCAGCAATGTAAACTCCAACTCCCATCTTAGCCAACTCAGTGATGAGTCCTTCCGTCTCTTCCCTCACTGAATCGTAGTTGGAATACTCAAAGGCAATCTCTAAGTCAATGACACCATGAATCTGTGTCACGTCATCGCGACACTCCCTCATCATCATACAACCCATGGAGTCGTTAGTCTTCCAACCTTTAACTGCTGGATCAGCAAGAGCTGGAACAGCAAGCATGCTTGCTGCAAGTAGTGCAAATAGTTTATTCATAGTTATGTCGTTGGTCCCACCAACGTTGTTCGTGTACTCCCTTAGCAAGGGTATCTCTACCATTCATGTGGTAGACTTTGTCTCTGAGTTTCCTTACAAATTGATAACGATCACGTGCGTAATTGATTTCCTCTTGAAAGTAAGATTCACCTTCAATGTCTAAGAGGTAATCAAACCAGGATGATCGTTCCTGATTCATAAGTTCCTGGAGGTATGTTAGTTCCTCACGTGTTAGTTCAACAGGTGGGAGTTCATGTTCGCTCACAGCAAAAAAGGTGCCAATGTGACACCTTAATTATAACAGTTATTGAGTTGGATTGTAAGAGGGAACCATCATCCCTCCGTCTCCGTCCTCGTCATCATCAGTATCTTGAAAGATAAAGTAGAAGACAATTAGAAGAGCCCAGGCAAAGATGTAATTACTCATCGCCCTCCTCAGAAGACCCTTGGGCCCAAGGGGACTCTCTCTGCATAAGTTTTTCAAGACTCTCAAGGTACTTTGCTGGTTCCTCAGGTTCAAAGTCCACGTACATCAGTTCCTCACCAGCTTGTGGTGCCTCAGGATGTCGTGGAGCTCGTGTACCTTTGTACTCATAAGTGAGTGACTGAAGATTCTGCCACATCATAGCGAAGGCTGCTCCAGCAATCAGAGCGAAGCAAATAAAGTAAAGGATGACTTCAAAGCTATTCATCATGCCTCCTGTAGAGATTGAACTGTGTTGTGAAGCTCACCAATGTCTCTTAGACCTTCAACAGAGAACCATGGGGCGTTAGCCCAACTGAATCCTTCACCCATTGTACTGTCTGGTGCAGTGATGTACCAGTGACACGCAGTGTCAGGAACATCTACAGCACACTTAGACCAATCATCCTGCCACTGTGGGACTTGCACCCACATAACGGCAGCAAACAAAATAGATAGAAAGAAATTCATTGGTTCATCCTTGGATCGTCTGGTGAGCAGTTAGTCGTGTTTTCATCTATATGATCCCAACTTGTGATTAGTATGGGACGATCGTCCATACCAAAAGGCCATCCTGGCATGTCTAATAAGAAGGTGTCATCCTCATTGATAGTCACTGAACGAATACAGTAGGAAGGCCACCTTACTTCCTCTGCCATTACAGGAGAGGAGAAGAGGGATAGAGCAAGGAATAGTTTAATCATCTATCAACCTCAAGTAAATGAGATGATCTAATGCAAACTTGCCTCCACCATTGAGAACAATACAGGATGCTCCACCCCAGTAAAGGACGAGGAGTTCTAACAAATAGATGTTGAATCCTGATGTCACAATGGCGTGATAGATGCCAAAGGAGACTGTACCCATGATGGACAAGGCACCCAGTCGGGTACCTAAGCCAAAGATAAGTAACCAACTCCCACCAATCTCAGAGAACGCTGCCAAGTATGACATTGTAATTGGGAATGGAATGTGGAGTGGTCTTACAAAAGCGTCAGCAAAGTTCTCAATGCTGTCTAGCTTTTCATATCCATGATGGATAAGCATGATGCCAATGGAAAGTCGAAGTAATAAGAACCCCAACGACTTAATCATAATGCATTGCCTCTAGGAAGTACTTCCTCAGGGAACACAAACTCTTCATGTGGTTGATCCACTGGAGCCATCCAGGCTCTCAGTCCCTCATTGAGAAGGATGTTCTTGGTGTAGAAGGTCTCGAACTCAGGATCCTCAGCTGCCCTGATCTCCTGGCTTACAAAATCATAAGCACGAAGATTAAGAGCAAGCCCAATGATGCCAATAGAAGATGTCCAGAGACCCATGACAGGAACAAACAACATAAAGAAGTGAAGCCAACGCTTATTACTAAACGCAATCCCGAAGATCTGCGACCAGAAGCGGTTCGCTGTAACCATCGAATAAGTTTCCTCCTCTTGCGTTGGTTCAAAGGCCTTAAATGTGTTGGACTGTTCTCCATCTTCAAAGAGTGTGTTCTCAACTGTTGCTCCATGAATTGCACAAAGTAATGCTCCTCCAAGAATACCAGCCACTCCCATCATGTGGAATGGATTGAGCGTCCAGTTATGGAATCCTTGTAGGAAGAGTAGGAACCTGAAGATTGCTGCCACACCAAAGGAGGGAGCAAAGAACCAGGAGGATTGTCCCAATGGATACATTAGGAATACAGATACAAAGACTGCAATAGGACCAGAGAATGCAATGGCGTTGTAGGGTCTAATGCCCACAAGTCTTGCGATCTCAAATTGCCGAAGCATGAATCCAATTAGAGCGAATGCACCGTGGAGAGCAACAAAGGCCCAAAGCCCTCCAAGTTGGCACCACCTGACGAAGTCGCCCTGAGACTCAGGACCCCAAAGTAACAGAAGAGAATGACCCATAGCATCAGCAGGGGTACTTACTGCTGCTGTGAGGAAGTTCGCGCCTTCAAGATAAGAGGACGCAAGTCCGTGGGTGTACCAGGAGGTGACGAAGGTGGTTCCTGTGAGCCATCCTCCGATCGAAAGATAAGCGCAAGGCAGAAGCAACAAACCGCTCCAGCCCACAAAGACAAAGCGATCTCTCTTGAGCCAGTCATCAAGGATGTCAAACCATCCCCTCCCTTGT